TCTGTGGTTGTAGCGATTGCATTGCCCTCAAATCCAGCTGTTTTCGCTGTGAGGGTTATTGTATGGCTCGTCACGTTTCCTGCTGTAACTTGAGTGTTTACTGCGCTCGCGTCTATGCCGCCTGTCATGACTGCTCCAACGCCATCCCAGTCGAGATTTGTCTCATCGGTTGTTTTTGCAAATGCATTTCCTGCAATTCCTGCAGTCTTTGCGGTTACTGTCATAACGTATGCGCTTGTGAGGACTGCGGTCATCTGAGTGCTTGCCACGGTGTTGCTTGAGTATTTTGTTCCTGCTCCGGCTGCGCCGTTAATTGCTGCGATAAGATTCTGAAGCACTACGCCATAGTCTGCACCAACGAGTGATACTTCGTTTGCTACCGGGTCAAGTCCACCTGTAAAAAATGCGCCTGTTCCATCCCAGTCGAGATGTGAGCTTGTTTCACTCTTTGCGATTGCATTACCGACAACTCCGATGGTTTTTGCAGTCATTATAGATGCGTGTGATCCAACTGCTCCTGCAGATACTTTCGGATTGACTACTGTACCATAGCTATATTTTGTTCCCTCACCTGATGCACCATTGATGGCTGCTACCAAATTTCCGAGGGTTGTGTCTGCGTTCGCACCGATAAGGATTCTATTTGGCACTTCGAGTGGATCTTCTTGTCCATGCGGTCTTGTTACTGTGAGGCTTGAAACAAATTCATAGGTGATGTCACCGATCACTACCAAGTCTCCGGCCGCTGGATTTGTATTGTCACTTGTGAGGGTTGCGGTTGCGTATGCTTCTGTGAGAGCTGCTACAAATGTGTACGTCTTTGCGCCGACTACGACCACTTTTCCTGCTGTTGGTTTACCTACGGATGCTGTGAGCACGCCACTTGCCGCTACTGCCGCACGTCCTGAGTTGATCAAATTTTTGAGGTTTGTGAGTGTTGCGTCTGCATCTGCTCCAATGGCAAATTCATCCGCTGCTCCCGTGAGAGTTGTTTTTGCTGTATAAACTCGCGTTCCAATAGTGACGGTTTTTGCATTTGTTGTTTGCGTGTTGTTCGAGGTTAATACGGTGGTTGCTGCTGTAGCAACTTCGTCAATTGGAATACTGAGATCTTTGGGGACGATTCTTTCACGACTTTGTTGTGATGTCATGATTTTATTCTACACCCAACAGGATAGGAAGTGTCAATAGGGTTCTTTAGGCAAATTTTTGATCCTGCTTCGTTTTTGCACCAAGGATTCCTCCTAGAATATCATCTTCTGGATCTGGTGTTGTTTCTACTGAGCTTGATCCGCCTGCCTCTGGTGTCACGGTTGCGTTCTTTTCCTGTGTTGCTGTATCGTCAGGTAGTTTCGCTCCCGCCATGTCTGCAAGCATTTGTTGAAAATCACGCATTGCCTTTGTCAGAGTTTCTCTTGTTGCAACTTTTGGATATGTTCCCGCTTCTTTTCCCTCTTTGACAAATGTTGCAAATGAATTTCGGAACTTTGTATCGGTTACCAGTCGTGGTACTTTTGCTTCAATGAATCCAAGGGCATCGGTTGCAGTTTTTACCTGTTCCACTTGTGCTGCCATTTCTACTGGATCTATTGCTGGTGCTTGCTTCGGAAGCATTTCTGGGAGGCTTTTCTGGAATGTACTGAACATGATGCGGAACATTGCGTCCGCGACATCCCGCATGTCTTCTACTTTGTTGAAGTCGATTTGATCGACCATTTGTTTGACAAAATCATCTGTCACCTCAAAACCTTTTGGCTTTTTTGGTGTAGTTGCGAGTTCCTGTGCCTTTTGCTGTCGTTGCTGCCATTTGGTAAATGATGCCTGTGCTACTTTGTACACTTGCTCGAGCATTTTTGTATCGGTGATTCCCGTGTGATCGCCGCCGAGTTCTTCAATGCCATGCTTCAATTCTTCAACTGTTTTGTATTTTCCAGCAAGGAGCACGTCTTCTTTTGGCTTGACTGTTTTATCGATGACCTCTTCGTTCTGTGTATTCTTTGGCTGATTTGTTGGCTCTGTTGGCTTTACGGGAGTTTCCGTTGTTGGCGTTTCTGTTGTTGGTTTTTCTGGATTCTTTTCTGCAGCTATTTCCTCTGGTGTTTTTGCTGGCGCTTGTCCGGGTTGAAGTTCTTCTTGTGATTCTGGCAAAAATGTTTCTGCCAAGGTGACATCTTTGAGTGGCTCTGGGATTGAACTGTCAGGTGTGGGGGTGACTGTAGTTTCTGTTGTTGGATGATCGTCTGCTGGTTGATTCATAGTATTAAGGTCTCCTTTCGGGCTTAATGTTCTTATGATTTTATCCTAGGTCTTTTTTTCATCATTGTCAACAACGAAATCCTTGGGCGTTGTGTTGATCGCTTTTCCCTTGAAATAGAGCACACCGTTTTCTAGTTTGTAGTGTGCGAGCAGATGTGCCTCGAGGATTCCACCGTGCTGAATCGGACATGAGATACATTTTATACTGCGTTTTTTCAGATTTTCTATTACAAAATAATGATCACCTTTGTTGAGGTAGTAGGTCTGCTTCGGATGCTCCACTACTATTGGCTGTTTTGTCAATCCCTTTTTGAATCGCTCCGCGTGCACTCCCCAGAAGTCCGATGATGGAAGTGGGGTATCAAATTCGTCTGGCGCTATTGGCTCGTTTGAGACGATCACCAGATTGTTCTCAGGATTTGGTCTTGGATGCCTCAGCTTTTGCTCTTCGCTCTGCATATTTTTCTCCTGTCTGTATGGTTATACGCACAAAGTTTCGGATCTTATTGTATGCTCTTCGTTCCATGACCACATACAAATACTTCAGGAATGTTGAAAACAATCGCGGGATTGTGAGGAGTGAGATTGTTCCCATTTCTATGTCGAGGAACTTGTCTGATCCGCTTTCTTGTAAATCCATGAACGCCTCTATGCGTTTCCACCCTGCGAGTTCTTGCACCTTTTTTAGATCTTCTCCCGCTTGGATCGTTGAGGCAACATCGGATTCTTTCTTTTTACCTAAAATATCCCTATACAGTTGGCGTGCTCTGCTGAGTTGTTCCATTTTGTTCTGCAACAGGGGCTGTCGGGACTACTCCCGGGGTCACCTCTGGTGTCTGACCTACCGCTGGGGCTGGCGGTGTTGTTACTTGCCCCTTTGGTGTTACTGGTGTGTTTATTACCTCTCCTGTGGAAGGATCTACCTGTTGTGTCACTTGTGGCTGTGCATGCTCCATAAGCGGCTCTACGTTGTCTTCATCAAGCGCTCTCAAGAGTCTCTTGCCCCATTCATCCTCTGCCTTTTGGCTGAGATTTGCAAATGGTGGCTTGCCGAGTTTGTCTGTCAGCATATCCCATTTCTTTATTTCTGTTTGTTTGCTTGCTGCTTCCGTTGATCCTGAATCCACTATGAAGTGTATGTTACCACGAATCTTTCGAACATCGTCTGGTGTGACAATAATCTTTCCTTTTTCTGTGCTGAGATTTTGTGGCGTATCGAAGAATCGCATGTTGCGGGTTGCATACATCGTTCCGATCGCTTTCAGTCCTACGTTCTCAAAGAGATACAGCTTTTGAGCGAAGCGCGCGTTTGCCGCCTGTTGTAGGAGCTCTGTTCCACCCTGTGTTTTATTCATGGATGGATCTGCTGCACCTGTTGCGTAGTCTGTTGCCCCTGATACGTTTTGGATGATCTTTTCCCATTCGTTGTACTCTCGGTATACACTTGCTTTTGTTGTGGACGTTTCCAATGGCTCAAGACCGTTGAGGTCGTTCATCTGCACGACTGTTCCGGGCTCTGGGACAAACTCTTCACCCTCTACTAAACTATTTGGGTTGAGCTTCCACATCCTCATGAGGTCATAGAACACACCATCGTTTCTCATGTTGGATTGATCGCTCATTGCGTCCTCAATCTTTTTGATTGGATCTGGCTCGCCCCATGCATAGAGCTCGTGTGGGATTGGGATATCTTTCATCAGGATGAGCCCAAGCTTTCCATCACCGTTTGGATTGTCTCCCTCACGAATGACGAGGCTCTCATTGATTATGATGCACATCTTGTCTCGTTGTTTCATTGTCCATACTTTATATTGCCCCTGTGTGTCGTCTCTGTAGGTAAAGTCTTTGGATTTGAACATGTTTGCAATGCTCTCATCGTAGTTCGTATCTTTGCCACCTGAGTTTTCAACTACTCCGGGTTTCAGTTCTCCGAACTTGTCCATGTTTTTGAAGTACCGCGGTGCTGCGTTTGCCATATCAAATATCTGCTCTTTTGTCAGGAAGTCCTCATCTATCACCCATCCAAGGTCTGACACTCTCTTTTTCTTCGGATCTGGGAACACATGAAAAATTGATTTGTTTTCGTATACTGGCGCATCGATCACTCTCTTTTTGATTTTTACCAGTTTCCATTCCAGTTTTCCGCCGAATTGGATTATCTGTTCCATGTTATCCCATGATGGATCATTGAGACCGAGGCTTGGACATATCGGTTGCCACTCCACCACCTCTACTTCTTTCATGTACCACGGCACTTCTCCCCAGCAGTTCCCTGTGATGAACTCTTCTTTTAGACCTGTGGTGATGCGGGAGTAAATCGGATCGTCTATCAGGTATGGATGATTCATTTGATACCGGATCAGCTCTTTCAGTCCGAGCTCTGCCATTTCATCGTTCTGCTCTTCTGTCTTGATAGTAAATGTGGGAAGTCGAGAAAACATGCGCGGAATGATTGTCTCCACTATCTGATAAGACATTGGGATCATCATGTTGCTGTAGAATGGATATGCTTCGGGATCTTGTTCAATGGCTTCGTCTATTGTTCTGAGGAAGTAGTGTTTGTAGTTGTCGAGAAATCGATCGAAGTATGGCTGTGTGTATTCTTTCGAAAGCTGCATCCGCTTTTTGGCGATGTTTATCAAATCGCTGTCTAACTCTTCTTGAGAGGGCTGAGTTTCTCCGACAGTTGTAATTGTGACTTGTGGTGGCACGACTGGAGTTGCTGGGTTATCCATAACATTTTTATTCTAGCACCTTTTTGTCTTTTTCAATAGCTGTTAGTGTCTGAGGAAGATTCCCTTTCTAAACTTCGAGAATTTTCGCACCCTAGTCACTACAGCAGATTTCGGCTCGACCTTTTTGATGTATGGGTTGAGTTTCAAGATATAGTATACACCGCTGCAGGAAATCACACAGTCGTCATGATTTCCTTTGCTTGCGCTCATTGTTCCGTCTTCATTTTTTACGAACGTGGACATTTCGGCGAGGATTTCAATATCTGGGATATCCACTTCTTCAAGCCCTATGAGTTCCTGCATGTGCCCTATCATCAGCGGTTTCGTTTTCATGTTTGTGATCCATCCTACCTCTTTGGTCATTTGCTTTGTCTTCTCGTTCAGTCTGTCACGCATATAGAGATTTGCGTACTTGAGTGTTTTCAGTCTGTCTATGGTGCTTATTCCCATGTTGTTTGCCTCTACTGCAAGGAGTGCGTTGTTGAAAAATGCGCCGAGGTGATTGAGTTCGTCACCGAATGCATGCGCCCGCATCACAGCCCTGAACTTCCCTACCACATTCCATGATTCCCTGTCCACTACTGTTGCAACACAAAAATCGCTGAACTCTCCAACGTCTGCGAAAATCACATACTTTCCGTCAAGGCTTGGCATATCCCACAGTTTCAGCCAGCCGAGATCGTTTTCTGTAAATATCACATGCCCCTCTGCTCCCTCTAGATTTCCTATTGCTATCGGATCTCGTGACTTTGCTTTGTAGTTTGAGATGGACTGCTGCGAAAATACTGGGTTTCCGGACGACAGGAAGGCTTCTGTGTCGTCAACTGGGAACTCTTGGGCAAACATGTCTTCTGGCTGTCTCCCTGCCTCTGTGGGCAAGCTACGGATCATAGTGCGTCTCCACAGAAGTGCTGGGATGTCTATGTACCCTTTGTTCTGTTCCTGCTTCTCTATCGGGAATCGCTCGAGCAGATTCTTTTCCTTTTCTGTCAGTTCGTTCTCTGGGATGTCTCCCTCTATCCTGTATAGTGGGTTACTGAAAAATGGGAGGAAGTGCGCCTTGAACTCACTCTTTCCGTCTTTGGCTTTCTTGTACTCTATGTGATGCAGCGTTCCCTCTCCGTTTGCTGTGGTCTCTTTCACGATCCATGTATGTGGATCATTGGCTGGGACTGCGCGGATTAAACCTGTCTGTATGCGCCCATCG